CTTTTACAGGATGGTAAAAAATGAGTATATTTAGTGGTAATTATTTACAAGGCTGTTTTAAGCCAGATCATCCTGAAAAATGTCTAAATTATAATGGGAGAATGCCTAGAGCAAAACCTATTACATTTAGAAGTTCTTGGGAAAAGATTTTTTGCAACTTCTGTGATAGAACAAATTCGGTAATTGAATGGGGTTCTGAAGTATTGGAAGTTCCATATTATTCACAGATTGATGGAAAGAATCATGTATATGTGACTGATTTTTTATTTGTTTGTAAAGATAAAGATGGACAAGTAAAGAAGTATATTTTGGAAGTAAAGCCAGAAAGTCAGACACCTATATTGAATGAGGCGGGTCAGATTAAATATCCAGATCCACCTCAAAAGAAATCAAAGAAGGCAATAGAAAATTGGCAAGAGAGATGTAATACATTGAGAAGAAACTATGAGAAGTGGGAAGCCGCTAAACGTTGGTGTAGACAACATGGTTATCTTTTTAAGGTATTGACAGAAGAACAGTTTGGATTGAAATATAGGTGATTATAAATACTTAGTGAGGTTAATTTATGGAAGGTGATATATTTGATACATTGAAAAATGAGTTTAATATAGAAGAAGAAAAGGCAGAAGCCGTTTCTGAATCTCCTAAGTATATTGAAAAAGTAGAAGAAAAATTAAAAAATCAGAAGTATAATATTGATGATATAGAATACATGAAGACAGAGCTAATGTCTTTGATTGCTACAAATCAGACTGTATTAGCAGGATTGGCAGATCAATTGAAGATAGGTTGTCCTCCACACATGTATGATGTATTTAGAAATTTAACAGAAACAATTAGTAATCAGATTATGAAGTTGTTCCAGCTTCATAAACAAATGACTGATTATCAAGTTGTAGAAACTAATGAAAACTTACGTAAAGAGGCATTAGAACAGAGAGAACGTATTGCACAAATGCGTCAGTCTAAGCCAGGAACAATGAATACTCAAATAAATGCATATACAATGGATTCTAGCCAAACATTAGATCTAATTCAGAACATGATAAATAAGGCAAAAGAAAATTCTCTTCAATTAAAGGATGAACAGCCAGAATTTGATTTAAGTTAATAGGTATATAAGTTGTTGTATTCAGTTTTTTATAAAATCGAAAATAGAGATGAGTATTTTGAACGTTTCTTTGAAAAGTACAAGAAACAGCTTTCTGTCTCATATATCGAAATTACTCGTGAAAAGATGGAAGATTTAATGGAGACTCTCGTCCAAATGATCATAAATAAAGATAAAGAGGGTTTACTAATTATGTTGACTCGTTCTAATACAAAAACAGCAAGAACATTTTTTAATTATCTTACTTGTTCCAATATTAGAAATTCAAATAAGGACGTTATACTTTCTAGATTAGACGAGGTTTTAGATTAAAGAGGAGTAATATGAAAAACTTAACCGATATTTTAGGTGAAATAACAAGTAAGACTATTACTTTATCAGACAAACTTGATAAACAGTTCTTATTTGAAGAAGATGACTTTGGAGGAGATGACGCCGGTGGCGGAGACGACATGGGCGGTGGAGATGATATGGGTGGAGGTGATGACCCATTCGGAGATGATGCAGGTGGAGGAGATCCATTTGGTGATGATGCTGGAGGAGGCGGCGGTGGAGCCGGCGGTGATGGCGGATCAGATGGAGAAAGTGGTGAAGAGGAAGATGACGGTAAATCCGAAGATGATAAGAAAAAAGAAGATTTGGATTTAGATGGTCATGAAGATGACCCAGACTTCACATTTGGAAAGAAGAACAAAGATGATGTGACTTTGCCAGATGAACCTGCAGCAGGAACAATGTTTGATTTAGATGAAGTAATGCAAGCAACAGCTTCATTAGTATCTACTTTATCTGAAGACCAATTAGTTGAATATAAACAAGTCAAGAAATGTGTGGAACTTATTTTTAATGGAAAAATCTTGAAACCAGAAGATTTGGAATTTAAGAATGTTCAGAATGCAATTTTCTTGGTAGAAAATATCTGTAAAAAGTTGGATATTAAAACAAGTGCATACTTAATTAGAAAGTTGAAAGAGCCATTAATTCTAAAGCGTGATGAAATCAAGCAGGATATAGCTGACCAAAAGAATGATTTGAATACATCTCGTGATGCAGTAATTAAATTGGACACTATCGACGTTTCTGAAAAGTAAAAAACTAGAATCATATTTTAAAAACACTGGTTGACAAAGTCCAGTGTTTTTATTATATTTTCAAATAGGAGTAAAAAAATGTCTAATTCTTGGGATAATGTATTATTACAATTAACGTCTAAATTAAACACAGTTGCACATGATTATAATCTGCCTATTACATGTTTTGTAGAAGGAGATAACGTAAAAAATCGAGAAATTTTTGTGAAATTTCTGAATGTCACAAATTTGGAAAGGTTTATTCCATGTGCACGTAAACACTTTAATGAAGTGAAAGAAGATAAAAGTAATGTCATTAAGATATTTGATTATTCTAAATTAAAGAAAAATTCAAAATGGTATAGTAAGACAGAAGCGTATAAGAAAAATATAGAAGACTTCTATAATGATTTTATAGACTTCTGTCAAGTATTAAACGAGGAAGTATAGGAAGTATGATGACAGTTGATGCATTCGCTATTTGGAAATTCAAGAATATTGAAGGTTTAATTGAATGCAACGGTTATGATTTCCAAACAACTAAAATTAAGAAAGGTTTAGAAACATATTTTATTAAATATGATTTAAAAAAAGAAGAAGCAACTATTGATAAGGTAGATGATTTATTTTTACCAATTACAGTTTCATTTTCTAAACTAAGAGAAGAATTAGTAAAACTAGGACTTTGGAAAGCAAGAACTGAAGTTCATTCAAGTGTATTATCAAAATTAGATGAATCTATTTAATGATGATTGTTTAAACGCAATGAAATCTATCGCTGATAATTCAGTAGATATGGTTTTATGCGATTTACCCTATGGAACAACGAAATGTCCATGGGATGTAGTAATTCCATTTGAAGATCTTTGGAAAGAATACAATCGTGTTTGCAAACCAAACGCGGCAATTGTTTTGTTTGGACAAGAACCTTTCTCATCTATGCTTAGGATGAGTAATTTAAAAGATTACAAATACGATTTATATTGGGAAAAAGAAGCTCCAACAAACGTATTACAATTAAAAAAACGTTTTGGAAAGAACATTGAAACTATATCTGTATTCTATAAGAAACAATGCACTTACAATCCTCAGAAATATAAACATGAAGGAAAGCTTGTTAAGAATACTGTAAAAGGTAAGTTTGGTAAGTTATCTTCAGATAATCAAATCAAACCTACAGAATATATAGATGATGGTACCCGTTATCCAAAACAAGTATTAAGATTTAATAGAGTAGATAAGCATCACATAGTTCATCCAACTCAAAAACCGGTTGAACTATTAGAATATCTTATCAAGTCCTTTACAAATGAAGGTGATACTGTATTAGATAATTGTATGGGGAGCGGTTCAACTGGAGTTGCATGCAAAAACTTAAATAGAAACTTTATTGGAATAGAAAAAGAATTAACTTATTTTGAAATAGCTAAAGAGCGTATAGATGGTTCATGTAATTTGTTTAACAAAATCATATAATTATTTAGACTTTAAAGATTGGTTCAAATGGTATTTAAAATTAGGATGTTTCATTCAAATTATCGATAATGATTCATCAATACCTATATTTGACTTTGTAAGTAATTATTTGAAATTAGGCATGCCTTATAATAAAGATGTAAATCTAAATGTCACTTATGATAAGATTGAAGGTTGGCCAAATCAATACAAGTTATATGAAGAAATATTGAAAGATAACAGATATGGTTTCCAAGAAAATGATATAATTTATTTCTTGGATGATGACGAGTATTTGTGGTATAAGCATTCAGCAATGGATGTAATTAGTTATCCAAATTTGGAAGCTGCGTTAGATAGTCAGTTTAGACACTTGGATTGTGTATTGGTACCACAGATATTGATGAGTTCAAAAAATCTTCCATCATCAAGAAATGGAAGTTTAATAAAAGATAATTACTATAGACGTAATGATTATACCACACAAGGAAAAGCATTTTTCCGTTATCATAGTGGTGTAAAATATAAATTTTTTAAGAAGAATGATAAAGAAAATGGTCACGTTCCATGGATGAATGGAATACGTGTATCAGAAGTTGTAGGTTCAGGTGTATCAAAAACAACTTATGGTATTACTGATTATACTGGACCTGTAAGACTTTATCATTATCATTTAAAATCTCAAGCTGATTGGAATTGGAAAATCGAAAGAGGTTCTGCTGCAGTTGATCATCAATGGTATGACAAAGATGTTAGAAAAGACCCTTATTATGGAGGATATTCTGTTCCTGATTTTACAATGTCGTATTGTGCTGATAATAATTATTTAGTCGATACACTTATAGAACATGCTTGGGACGAGGTAATAAAACATGATAGCAAAATTTAATTATTCTTATACAGACAATGGTCATGAAATTATCGAACATGTTTGTGGTAAGGTAAATGCATTTAAATTAAAAGACAACATGATAAACTATGAGGCAACATTATCAACCGCTTATGTATGTGTTGGTGGTACTGATTACTCAATAGATAAAATTAAATCTATTACATTCTATACAAAAGATAATGATATACATACGTTAAATTTTGTAGATTCTAATTGGAATATTGATGGTCAGATATATTCGTATGCCGAAGGTGTAGAAAGATTAAATCAAATATATATAAATGAAAATATAATAAACAAGGACGACTAATTTGGAAACTGTATTCTACACTGTATCAAAAGAAAGATGGCATGATGTTGCTGCACTACAAAGAAGATTAAAACTGGTTGACAATCAAATAGAAGCATTGATGAAAGATCCAGATAAATCTGATGTAGGTGGTGAAGTATCTTTTAAAGATAGAGAAAAAGAATTAGAATATAGAGCATTAGATAGAAAGAAATATATCATAATAACAAAAATCTTTGAATATTTGAATTCATATTCAGTAGCATTAAGATTTAAAGATTATTCTCCTATTCAAATGAAAATGAGAACTATCTTTAGTCAAGAAGATTTAAAGAATAGTTATGTAAGAATCAAAAAGAAAGATATAGAGAAGTTAGTTGCCGCTGCAGAAAAAGCTTATAATGGTGTGACTTATGAAGATGTTGAACTTAATTGGCAACGTTATGATTGGTGGAGATTTATACGAGATGATGAAATAACTTATGATGGTTTTTATTTTGCAACAACAAAACAATTCATCTCTAATATGAAATACCTTTTAAAAACTATTGATTTTAACAAAGAAGTAATCGTATATCGTGAAGGAGTATAAATGGATTTTAAAATTGAAGTATTGAAGCATCCAACTGATGAAGATTGGCAATGGGTAAAACGTTTGGCATTGAATACAGTTGGTAAAGATTATCTTATGGATAAGGAAATGTCTCTTGACCTAAAGAAGAAATATCTAAAATCAGAGCATTCTCCAATTCGTTATTTGCAGTTTATTATTAAGATGGAAATTCCTTATTGTGATTCAGTTTGTTTTGTCCGTCACAAGATGGGTGCAGAACATTTCGTTCAGTCCCAGCGAAATGATAGACAAGACAAATATGACCGTTATGAAGAACCACAAGGTCATCCAGTTTCCCATATAATGTGGGTCAATGCACAAGAATTGATGTTTATGGCACGTAAGCGTCTTTGTGGAATGGCATCAAAAAATGCACAGAAAATTATGCGCATGATTAGAGATGAAGTCCTAAAAACAAATCCAGAATTTGAGGATGTTCTAGTTCCAAATTGTCAATATTTACATTCTTGTCCAGAATT